TTTGCGCGTTGCCACGCCATCATTAGCCTTTGATTTCTTGAAGAGTGATGCTGGATGTTTGCGCGCCACCATAAAGTTGGACCCCGAGATAGGTTCCATTAAGATAGAAAGATCCAGTGTTAGCGCCTGCGCGCACCTTATATGTTATCGCTGACGTTGTTGCTGGTGTGTCTAAAAACTCTATTACTGAAGATCCACTGTAAAAATATGGAACCAAATTGCCGACAGCTATTGCGTTTGCGCCCGAGTCTTTGAATAGAGCAGCAACAGACCCTCCAGTTGCTGAGCCGCTGGTTAGGCCGCACGCAACAACACTGACGAGTATTTTGTTTGATGCGCTTGAAGGCGTTATTGTTGCCGTGAAGATTTCGTCGCCTTCAGCGTTTTGAGGAATTGTATTGTCGTATGGTATTGCTGTGCTGCAATTCTGAAGTGTTGTTTTTACGACCTGCACCGTCTGCAACACGCTTCCGACCGGCTGAATTGCATTGAATGCCACGCGGCGAAGCGCCGATGCGCTTGTGTCATGCACCAGAAACTCGTCTCCGCTGGCCAAAGGATCGGCGATAGTCGTCTGCCCCGTGATCGCACTCGCCGCAATCTTGCCGCCGCCGGCCGCGCCGGTCACGGCGCCGGTCGCCAGTTGCGTGTCGGTGATTGCTCCGGTTAGCGCCAGCTTGCTCGCTGCGATAGCCGCCGCTGCGTCGATGTCGGCGTTGACGATGCCGGTGACGGTTGCCGTGTTGACGAGATTGTTCAGCTTTGTTGCCGTTACGATTTCGCCCGAGGCAAAGCCCGAGGCTGAGTTTAGTTGAGTTGCTACTGTTGCCATTAGTTTTCGTTCCTTGTCAGCGTTGCCGGCAGGCTCTTGTTCGCCGCCTCAAGTGCGAGCGAGCGGATCTGCGGGCGCTTGCTGGTTGTTTCGTAAATGAGTTCGGCGGCGTGCGCTTTGAAGCGCACCGGAGACTTGAGGTGATAGTTCTCTTCCGTGCCGCTACTGTTGGTGATCGTGCCGATCTGCGACTCGTCTTTGTCTGGGTCAATGATGTTTATCTTGGTTGTCACCGTGCCGCCATCGGGGATGACCGCATCGGCGACTGAGCGCAAAAACCGCTTACTGGTCAACTCGCCGAAATTGAAGCGGCGGCTTTTGATGCGGCCGGTGACGCTGGTTCCAGACAGTCCGCTGGTCGCGTTGTCATCGGTGCCGTCTTCGTTCTCCTCAAGAAGCCATAGCTTGCCAACGCGGCGGCTGTTGAAGACGCGGCGTTCGGAGTCGTAGGTCGAGACGAGGATCTGATCGACGCCGATGCCGTATGTGTCGCGGTATTCCCAAGCGTTGTTCAGTGAGTTAAAGGCAACAACGAGATTGTTGGTGTCGTCTCCTCCGGCCGTGGTCGGCAGGGCGATGACGTAGCGATTGTTGTGCCACACGGCGAATGCCCGCTGAACCTTGGTCTGGTCTATTGCCTCAAACAGGTCGGCAACAGGCTCCGACAACGGCATGGTGTCGCCACGCAGCTTGAGGTCAAGGCGGCTGTCCAAGCGATAAACGCCAGCGTCAGACAGGAAGAAGACAAAGTTGCCAGCAGTGACGATGGTGTTGCGCGCCGAGCAGCCGATTTCGTCGGTTAGGATTTCGACAGAGCTGACCGTGGAGTCCATTGCGTAGTCGCCGCCGCTGGATTGTGCGATTCTGGCGATCCAGATCGACTTGCGCATGAAGATCAGCGCGGAGCTGTCCACCCACGGATGCACAGCTACGATGTAGTCGTCGCCACCTTGACCAAGCCGAAAGCTGTTCCAAAACGGATCGTAGGTGTCGGGATCTCCGATGTCGCTGATGACTACTTGGTCGCGTCCGTCCGGCAGGATGAGCCTGTTGTTGATATAGCTGGCCCAGCCGGCCGACCGCATTGTGCGATAGGTTGCCGGCAGTCCAGCGGGAACTCCCGCCGTGGCGCGAACGAATTGACCGATGCCTCCGTCCCAATAGATCGGCGGCTTGACTCGGCGGATGGTGCGGCCCGTGGTCGCTGTGTCATTGGCCGTTCCGCTTGGAACCGTAATAGCAAAGGTATTTGCCGTGGGTGCCGGACTTGCGAGGATGTCGTATTCTTGGCCGTCGAAGGCCGCGTTCCCTCCACCCTCAAGCCTCACGCGCATTCCAGCCGTGTAGCCGTGCGCGGTAGCCGTGAGAGTCGCCGTTGTCGTGCTCACCGTGGTCACGCTAGTCGGAGTTTGTTCAGCCCACCCAGCAACGCTGCGGTCTGCCTCGCGCAGGACATAGAGCCGGTCGTAGGCTTGCACCACAGATACCGTGTCGGTGACCTCAATAATCTCGGCCACTCCACTCACCGGATACGTCTTGGTCTCAATAGTCTCGCCCTGACGGTAGAGGAACGCCCTGTCAGGGCCGGCCAAGACAATGTATTCGGCCGCGTTGTCGTAATTCTGCGAGGCAAACACGCCGGCCGCGAAGATGCCGCCAGTATAGACGTTGCGCACAATCGGACCCTTGTTTGCGAGGATCGTTCCGGTGGCCGGTGTCGCAGGGCTTCCGGTCACGGTGTAGTCAAAAGTGTTGGCCGTCACGTTGCTGATCGTGAAATCGCCGTTGTATGCAGACTGCGCGGCGCCACGGATGTTGACCACATTCGTGTTGCTGTATCCGTGCGCTGTCGCGGTGACTGTGGCGACCGTGCTGCTGCGCGTAATGGTAGCCGCCTTGTCAGCGGCCAGCGTGAACGAAAGAGTCAGCGGCTCGTCACTTGTCGAAATGTCACCGGCAAGGCGCTTGGCACCCTTGCGCGTCTGGGCAACGCCACGGTCAAGACGCATGTTGACGCTGTCCTGCAACATCCCCGGCTGGAGCGTCACGGGATTAAGGCGGCTGGCAAAACCGAGGAACCCTTGATCGCCGTCGCGGACAACATTGTCGTCAAGAGCCATTAAACGAGTGCTCCCTTCAATCGGCTTTTGAATCTCGCAGCGTCAGCCGGCGAAATGTCAGTTTTACGGTTAGGTGAAACCTGTTGGTGCGTGACCACCATGTTGAGCGGGACGTTCCATTTCTTAAGACGAGGAACGAGGTATTCGATGGCCGAGTCCATGGCCGCGTCCTCCAGCGGGCGGTCATAGGTGTTGCCCTCCCAGCTCACGCCGAGGCTCCATGAGTTAAGGTCGCGGCGCCCCTGCCAAGACGAGACACCTGCATGCCAGCACCGGTCAGTATCGTTAGCGAATACTGTTCTGCGTCCATCGCGTGCTATGAGCACATGGTAAGACACTTTGCTCACAGGGTTGGAGATCCATTCAACGCCGCCCACATAGCTTCCGTCTGAGTGGTGCAGCACAATCGCCTCCGGTTTGATCCTGTTGGCCTGCTTGTTCGGCGTGCCCACTCTTCGCTCGTCGTAGTTGGTCTTGGGTGGCTCTGCGATGAAGCTCGGCTTGGATGCGGAGGCAGAGCTCGGCGAGACAGGCGCTGGGGTAGCACCTGACCGCTTGCCAAATAGTCTCTTTGTCCAGTTCCACATTGTTACTTCGCGTAGCCGTCCTTCTTGAAGAGACGATCAGTTGCCGCTTGCGCGACACCTTGCCAGTTCGGCTTGTAGGCCACGACGATGCGCGCCTCGATGTTGCCGAGCTGGCCAGCCTTGAGGTTACCCATGTCAGCCGGCGGCACCGGGACGCTAACGCAGCCAGCCACAAGAGCAGCCCAAGCTAACGCGAGGATCGCAGTGGCAATGAGTTTCGGTGCGCGGCGCATGGTGCAGTCAGATGCGGCTGTCAGCGTCTTTGGCGGCAATCAATCCCCAGCCGGCCGCCACGGCGGCGCCGATGGCTCCGATGTCGGGGATGGCCCCGGTTGCAAGATACGTCTTGAGCGCCGAGCCGAGGGCAATGGCGATGGTGAGTCCGCCGAGGACTCCTGTTTTCCAGTTGGACTTTTTCATTTGTTGTTCTCCTTTGTTTTCTTCCGAAGGTCGTGCAAGACCGAAAGCAGTGTGACAATGCCGACCGCGAGACCAACGCAAAGGCCGGCGACGCGCAGGGTTGTCTCTAGTTGTGGCAGCATACTGAAAGCCGATGAGCCGATGGACGTGACGGTCCCGATGACGCCTTTTTCGGTCGTGCTGAAGTTGTG